GGACGGTGACTGATGGTGGTTAACCCATCCAAAGGAGCTCCGCAAGGAGAGCCTTTGCCATAACCGTTTAGGGTGTTAATCCCAGCCTACCAAGGCTCGGAAAGCACTCTGGACTACCTTGCTACTGGTGTTCGGGCGAAACTTTGTCCGATACCAGTCGGGTAACTTGCAAGCTTTATATCTAAAGCGGTGACCAGATTTACATCCGGTACACCACTTCTGCATGGCAAGGATATCAGATCCAACTCTGAAAATCGGTGGCTTATGCAACTGGTCATTAGGAGTTTCCTCCTCGTCCTCCAGCAGAATGTACATGCTTGCAATCAGGTCGACATTCTTTTGATTAGAGAGAATGTCTTGGCTACCGTGGACTATAACCATAGCTTCTGAGGCTAGGTTATAAGCACGGGCGGCAAAAGCCTTGGCTAATGGGTAGATACCATTAACTTTAGGCTTGAGCCGGGTGTACCTCTTCACATGTTGTGATAGAAGTTCCGTGATAGCCTTCTCGCAATATAGTTTAAGTTGCTTTGGAAGCTTATCCCATCCAATCCTAATACCTGTAGCTCTCTGATAATCAAAGAGAGAGTTCCAAGTAATTGGGAGCTGATCAGATCGATATGCAGGAATTTGATTCTTGATAAAGATCTTACCAGCAAATTCTACCAGGTCACCTTGGTAGGACTTATGGAGGGACAGTGGCACTCCAGCATTACTCATAAACCTTATATATGCTGAGCGTAATTTCTTGTTACAAACAAGTAAATCATCGCCAAGGATAAAATAAGGAGAATGAAGTAACCTTAAATTAAAGGCGAGAGCCTCAAGTACGCAGTTATGCGTAATACTCAAGAGGTCAAATGAAGGTAAGGTGCCAAGAGGCTGCCCTACCGTCCATTTGGTTGGAACCCCTCCATTATAATAGGTCCCACGAGCTGCTTCCAAGAAGCAAGCCCATGACTTCCTATATATAGATGGAATTGAGCCATGGCTCAATAGAGTATCTACGATATACCTTCCCCACTCCAAAGGAAGGTTATCTGTTGCTTGAGACAGGTCAACAGAACCGATGTACAGACGAGGGCTGCTAACCCTACTACTGATTCTGTCATCGAATCGACCCTGATCAAACGTACAATCTTTTGGCAACCTTTTGACAACAGTCTCAAGGAGCCTCTGGATTGGGAGACATCCCATTTGGATGAACCTATTAGGAACACCAATGGGACGACGTTTGATCGTACCCTTCTTTGGGATATGATGAATATCACCAACCATAAG